ATTAAATGTTCTCTAGCAGTAAGTTCTACTAAGTTTTCTTGATTGTCTTTACCACCTAAACATCTTGGCAAAATATGATGTTTTTCTTTATAGCCAGATAAATTTCTAACTTTTGCTTTTTGGATTATAGAATCATACCAAGATTTATATTTGTTATTAATAAACATAACATCAACCATATTCGGCTAAATTTTTTGTATTAAGTGCATAATATCCTGATGGTACAGAATATTCGAAATTTCCATAGCCATTACCATCACTATTTCCTGATGAGATTGTGAATGGTGGGTTGCCGAAGTTAAATTCTGCTGTTCCTGTATATCCTTGATAAGAAGATATTGCTGGATAATAAAATCCATCAACTGTATTTGCAACTGCTTGAATACTTTTTCCATTTGTTCCGTTTGCTGGGTCTCCACTTGCAAACCAAGTTCCATTAACACCACCATAAAATTTGTTATTATCTAAATCTACTGCTATCATTACAATAGAATTACCACAATTTGTTGAACCCCATGTAGTATAAGGGTTTGAAACTGCATTACCAATAAAAGCACCATTAAAAGCATAAACTCCATATTCTCCGTTTGAATTATATCCAAAAGAAGTTCCAGCAGTGCTACTAGATGAATTACCATTTGGAGATTTATCTGCTATTCCTATCTGACATTCTTCCCCATTACTAGTTCCACTTGTTTTAACTTCCCAATACCATTTACCAGAAGAAATTCCTATAGTTCCTGTATTCCAAGCACCATTTACACTTGATGATAAAACTGTTTTATTATTACCCTCGCTAAAAGTTACACTTGAATAATAATTATTTAAAGGATTCATTGTTGCAAAATTATTAGTCGGTGTATCAGTAGTTTGGTCTATGCTAGTTAAGTTATTTACAGTAAAGTTATTTCCATTACCACTATCGTCTTGACCCAATGCACCAGAGTTCTCAAAGTCTAAATAGAATCCATTTGTACCAAAGGTTAAACCAGATACATCTATTGGTTTCCATATTCCTGTGTCAGCATCAAATTCTCCAAATGATGTTGAGTCTAATGCACTTCCATCTATTAAAACTATTTCTGATAAATAAGCATCAATAAAAGAGGAATTATTATCAACTCTTCTACCAATACTGTGTTCTTGATTATTATTTACAAAAAAATCAGTATTTTGACTTGGATATGTTTCTGTACTAAAAGATGTTTCTTGAACTCCGTTTACATATAATTTTATTCTATCTGATGCTGTTGCTTGTGTTGTATCTACAGCAACAACTATATGATACCAAGCTGATACATCTCTAAATACTGCATCTGTGACTAATTCTGCATTTATAGAACCTGAAGTTTTATTTTGCATTTTAAATTCGTTAGTACTATTAAATTCTATAAAACTTCTATCATTTGAACTATTATTAACATACAAAATTTCTTGAGTGCTTGATATAGTACATCTTTTAACCCAAGTAGAAAATGTAAAAGTTTTTCTATTACTAGCACTTGCTGGTGTTCTGTTTAAGTAATCTGAACTCCCATCATCAAATCTTAATGAGTTAGCAACTTCAAATTCTCCTGAAATTGAATTACTAGGAATGATTAAAGGCATTATATTACCTCTTTAGGAAATTCAGGTAGTGGTCTTGTTATTGTTCCGTCTTCTTGTTCTGTGTATTCGTATAATGCTTTTAGTTCATCAACTGTTGTGCAGTTATCTATTGCAGTTTCCATTTCATTAGACTTAGTTCTAACATCTGCTCTAAAAGATAATATGTTTGCTGGAATATCATAGTCAGCTACTTCAGTTGCTTTAACTACATACCAATCAGTAGGTGCTAATAAACCAGATGCTTGTTGTTTAACTATTTTTTTCTTTTCAGTTTTTAAACCATAGTTAATTAGTTGTACTCCATCATCATCTAATACAGGGTTTCCATCTTCATCTACTGCGTTTTCATCTTCTAATCTTTTAGGTGTTGCAGTTCCCCAAGATTTAACAACTTTATTATTTGCAAAAGTATATTCTTCGTTAGTGTTATTGTAATATGCTGGGTCTTTGTAATTAGTTGAATCAGTTATAATTTCATAAATTCCAATAGCTTCTTTTTCAGCTTGTGACCATAAAGTAAATATCTTAGCTGAATATTGATTATTGTTTAATTCAAATCCTTTTGGATAAGAAAATATTTTTGTTATTTGTCCATTTTCTACTAAAGCATACATATTATTAACCTATATTTAATGATCTTCCTGTTTCTAATAAATTTGTTCCATCAGATTTAAAAACAATTACATCTTTTGCAGATGCAGTTGTAGTTAAAGTTGGTGCAGTTGCACCTGTGAATTTATAAGCACTATTAAATGTTAAAGTTCTTGAGCCTGTACCATCTTGAATTATTGTTAAAGAATAAAATGCACCAGCTTGTTGATTTGTAGGTGCGTTTAATGTTCTGTTGCCACCTAATGTAACTTTAGCAACTTGTTGAGTTGATAAATTCCAATCTATAGTAGCACCATCTGTTAATGTTTGTTCTGCAAAATATCCTTTTTTAGAAAACAAAATATTATCATCTGATAAAGTTAAAACTGTTCCTGTTGCAGTTGTTGAAAGACCTGTAATTGAAATTGTACTATCTAACCAATTAACTGTGTTAGCTGTGTAGTCTAATGTTGCTAAAGATATATCATCATTCCCGTCAAAAAATTTTAGGGTTGGGGTTGTTGCTGAAGTAGTATCTAGCCAAATCGTTCCAGCGACAGCACCAGATGGTCTTGATGTACCAGAATTAGAAGTATTAATTGCAGATAGAACATTGTTTAAATCAGTTCTAAATGATGGAAAAGATTGGTTCGCTATATTATAGTCGTGTTGTGCCATAAGTTCTTATACTCCTTTTAAAAGCCTTTTGCAATATAATCAAAAGTTCTTGATACTGCTGTATCTGAACTGTTGAAAAATGAAACATCAAATCCGTTAATTGTTTTATTAGCAACTGTGAAATAATCTCCTGTTGCCATATTTTCGCCAGTTATTCCAACAGCATAATTAACAGATTTGTATGGGTTTGTAAATGTTACTGTGTAAGTTCCAGCACCAGAAGTTATATCATTTCCACTAAATATTCTATCTTCCATATCTATAGAAACTGTTACTTGTGAAACTACTGGAGTTGATGCTAAATCTCTTGAGATTAAAACTACTCTAAACTTAAAAAATCTCGCAGTATAATTTCCTATTACAAAATTTTGGAACGGAGTATAAGTAATATTGTCATCAGAAGTTGCAATCTCAATATGAGCATTACAGTTAGAGCCGACATCTCCATCAAAGTTAGAGGAAGCAGAATCAAATAAACCTGTTCTATTATCAAATAAGTCATCAGGATTATCTGCTGTTTGTGTTAATGATGCTGTTATTCTTGCAGTATGTTTTGCACCAATATCAATTACATCTGCAAATAGATAATTACCACTTGCATAAAAATCAGCATTAGAAACACCAGAATCAAAAAATCTAGTTGTTTCATCATCAAATAAACCAGAAGCTGAATCAAACAATTCTGATGAATCTAATCTAATTGTATTATCTGCTATTACTGTATTTGTATTTGTTCCTAAAAAATCAGGGTGTTCTGATTGTGTAGCAATAGAATTAAAGTTTTGTACACTTATAACATTAGAAATAACAGCAGTAGCATTTGAACTAAAGTTTCCTAATTTATCTACGGCTTTCAACAGATAAGTTCCAGCCCTAGCTGGTACGGAAATACTTGTAGCTGGTCGAGATACTTTTTCAACTAATGCAACTGAGTTTTGCCAATCTGCTGTTCCGTCTATTTCTTCACTAAATCTAAGTTGATAATATGCAAGATCGAGGTCAGGTATTTGTGTCCATGATAAGTGAGCCTCTTGTCCTACAATATTACAAGCAAAATCTTCTACATCAGATGGTGGTTCAATCGCACCTATAATCGTTCTTGATGCTGATACATAAGTTGATGATACCCCTAAACTATTTACAGCTTTAACTCTTACATCATAAGTTTGTTGGTCAATTACATTTAATACTCTGTGATTTAATCCTGAACCTTGTGCATAAATAATAAAATTAGAATCTGTACTTAATTTATATTCAACTTGGTAATAATCTATAAATTTATCTGTACTCGCACCAATATTAACATCTAAAGCTACAATAACTGTACCATCATTATATTCAATTAAAGTATCATCTAATGTAACACTTGCTGGTGGCTGAATAGTAAATGGATTAGGTAAATTAGTTGTTGGAACTGCTGTTGCTTGTTGTTTTGAAGACCATGTGTAGTGTGTAGCTTGGTATTCCACTAAAGATAAACCAACAGTTAAATCTTGATTAAAAGTAATTCCAATAACTCTAAAAGGTTTAGAAGAAAATCCTAATGAACTATGTGTGATATTTACTATTTCTCCAATAGATAAATCATAACCATTAAAATCAACATTTATTCCTAAAGTTAATGCTTCTCTACTTCTTCTAAGTATTACTTCAGCCATTTCTTCAGCTTGATACTGACTTGTTATTGTTGTGAAATTAAATCTACCCTCTAATAAAAACCCACCATCATCTGCTTTCATTGTTGCGTGTTGATCTGCACTTGGTAATCCTGAATCATCTATTGGTGGAAATTGTGCTTCATTAACTTGGAAGTTTCTATCAGGGTCTATGTAACCAACTATAACTCTATTATATCTATCATTTTTTGTTGGTGTAGATAATGAGTAACCACCTATAATATTATCTTCTGTTAAAGTAATTGATGCTGTACCTGTTGTTTCTATAACTAAATTATATTTTCCAGCATTGTAAGGTAGATAACCTCTGCAACCTTTTAAAAATTCTCTAACATTATCTATAATTGGTCTTGATGTATCTATAGCAGTATTACAATCAAATATATTAATATCACTTCCACCAGAATAAGGTGTTACTTGAGTTTCACAAACTAAAGAGGCATCATAAAAACTTTGTAAATCTATTTCATTTGTAGATAAACCTTTTCCGTATCTTGTATCTGTTAAATAATCTAATAAACACCAAGCTGGATTAGTTTGATAACTTGCTGATTGTTCTACTAGACTTGCATTATAAGTTTTAACTTTTTTACCTTGTATTTTAGCTTGTACTTTTGGAATACCTGTAAATGCGTCAGAGTTCCATTTGAATCTAACAGCTAAATAACAAAGACCAGATAATTTATGATTACTTCCCCAACTAGATAATGTTGATAATAATGTTGATGCTGATTGACCATCTGTTCCATAATGAGGCTCTAATCTAATTAAACTTTCTGCACTCGAACCCTCTACTGTTGGGTCAGCTTTATAAAAATTAGAATCTCCACTATCTACTTCAACTGCTGAACCATCTGATAAGCTACTAGCAAATGTAACAACTTTATCATCTACTCTTATTTCTGTTATATCGTTTATTTCTCCCTCTGCCATAACGATAGCCATATAAAGATAGGTATTATCTGTTCCTGAAGTTTCCATGAACACTCTAGTTCCACCAGTAAGTCTTTCTCCATAGATTACAGGAATGTTTGCGTCATTAGATTGTTTATTAATTAATAATCCTCTTTCAAAATCATCAAATTCATTAGTTCCAAAATCAGGAATTTCTGGTGTTTTAGGTCTTAATACCCAAGCTAAAAATAATGATACACCTAAAGATACAATAGGATTTGCACCTGTAATTACACTAATTGCAGTTCCTACAAATTTCTTACCAGCATCTACAACTGAACTAACTACACCACCCATTATATATCCTTAATTATTATTCTTTTAATTTGATTATCTTCTACTCTTAACCAAGTAAAATAATCTTTAATTCCTTTAAATTTATTAGCCATATTAATACACCACTTAAAAATTCTTCTAACATTTTTAATAGCAATAAATTCTACAAATACTAAATTATTACCTGAGTTCCATTCAGTATATTTTATTTTAGCTGTTTTTTTAAAATTATTATAAGCATTATCAGATAAGTAAGCCCAATTAGTAAATCCAATTAATTTATCATTATCATAATGTTTTTTATATTGGTTTAAATATATGCTTGGTTTTAAATAATGTTGTAAATCAACATCATGTAAATTATTATATTTTGGATATTTTCTATATAATGAAATAATATCGAACATTATTCTCTACCCCATTTAATATCTTGTACTGTTTGAGATGCAAAATCCATACCAACATCTGTACTAAAGAATCTTTGTTGTGATGTGTTATTTGTTTTACGACCATTCTTTTTATTAAAGTCAGCCCAATGTGATACGATAGATAATGTTAATGAACTTGTTTTAGGTTGTTCATTTATTTCAAAGTTTTCAATGTTTCCTTTATAAAGTAAAAAAGGGTCAGAAACGATAGTATTATCATCATCTAATAATCCTCTATAAATAGTTACTTCACTATTGATAACATTTTCATTTAATACTAATGAAATATAAGTTTGTTCTGCACCAGATAAACTTAATTTGATACTAGATTTACTTACATCTATTTGTTCTGCAAAATCTGATATGCCTATTAGATGATCTGATGCGTTGTAAGTAACAGATGAGCCTGAAACTGATGATGTTAGCGAAAAGGAACAATCAGTAATATTAACAGGAGTACTGAACCCAATAGTGATAAGATGTATTGGTCTAATATCATTTGTTGCTAATTGGTTTTTTATCGCTGTTGTCAGGCTTCTCGTCATATTCTTCGTAATTAGTTTGAGTTACACTTTCTGTACCTTTTAACATAGTATATTCAAATTTGCTATTAGGTTTCTTGTATTCTTTAAGATCGTTAATACTAGCATCTATTTGATCTTCATTCACAATAGCTTCGGCAATAAAATCGGCAGTTATCTTGTGTCTAATAATATATTTTTTCATTAAAGTGCTTCTTCTACATCAAATTCAAATTGATATAAAGCATTACCATCTTTATCTGCACCAGCTACACCAAACTCTTGAACATCATTTGTTAAGTGAACTGTAAATGCAACATTATCATAAGTTATATCTGATGAAGAAACTGCTGTAGTTAAAGGTGGCTCAATAGTTAGAGTGCCTGTAGAAATATCTGATTGATCTGCAACGACCATATAAACTTTAGAATGATTAGCAAATTTTATCATATCTCCAGCTTTTAAAGTTCCTGTGCCTGTACCACCTAATGTTATAGATGTATCTCCAGCACTTGCTGTTCCATGAGGAGTACCTGATGCAGTACCTCTAGCATCTTCTACTTCTGGTGGGATTATAGTAAAGTTTTCTTTGCCTGATCTTTGTTTAACTATAAAGGCCATAAGATCGCCATAAACATCACTTCTTTTTGCTGTAATTACTCTAGCAGTAAATCCCCATCTTTGACCATCTATTTGTCTAGCAAGTTTCTTACCAGATACAGTTTTTGATATAATAGTATTTTGAATAGACTTTATTCCTAAAGATTCAAACTTAGCAGTAGATATTGGAAAAGCACCTGACATTAGATTAAGTTTTTACTCCCTCTTTCATTAACTGCGTTATTAATTAATTGTGTAATAGTTCCTCTTGATCTTACAAGTAATTCTTCAAAGCCAGAAGCATCTACTGTGTTAATATTAAAATTAACTGTAGTAGCACCACCACCTATACCTCTAGCTGATTGTGTTATTTGTCCTGTTGAGTTTGGTACAAACATTTCTGGCCCATTTTCTCCAACTACGATTGGTTGTCCTTTTGATACTGCACCACCTTTAGCCATACCAAAGAAACCTTTTAGTGATCCTAATCCTGATAATGCATTTGTTGTGCTTAACAAAGCTTGTTTTCTTTTTTCATTTGTAATTAATTTTTCTATAGCTAATTCTACACCTTTTCTTGCAACAACTTCAATTAATGAACTTATTATATTTGCTAAAACATTTTGTGCCATATTTCTTAATGTATCTGATAATTTTTCTCCAAAAACAAATGCTCTTGCAAGACCATCTGACATTTTTGTAATACCACTATTAATACTTTCCTTAATAGTAGTTGATACATTTTCAAACTTTTTTTCAAGATTTTTTAAAACAGCTTCATTCATTTCTCTAAATGTTTTATTTGTTTTATCAACTGCATTAGCCATTTCAAACATATGGTGGTTAGATACAGATGTAAATTTAACTATTTCTTTTTGTTCTTCTTTTATTTTTTCAACATTATTTGCCATTTCAAACATATGATGATTTGATTTTGATAAAACACCATTTTTAATTTTTTCGAATTTAATAAAATCTTCTAATTCTAATTTTTGTTTTTTTAAAAGGTTTAATTGATCTTCAGTTAATGTTTTATAATCTTCTAAAATTACTGTTCCTTTACCTCTTACATCTATAAATTCATATTCTTTTTTTAATCCATCTTCTAATTGTTTATTAATCTCTGCTAATCTTAAATTAGCTTCTTCAATATTAGCAACATCAATTAGACCACTTCCAATTCTTTCTTTTTTTAATAAATCACTAACTTTATCAATTACAAAGCTTATTGAAGCTAATCCTACTGCACCTTTTTTACCTAATAAAAATGCTCCAATTATCCCAATTTCTCTTGCAAATTCTGGCATAGCCATAAATCCATCAAAAATACTTTTTAAACCTGAACCTATTTTATTTATTGTAGGAATTAAATCTTTACCTACTTGAACTACTCTTACCATTCCTTGTGCTAGGTTTTTGCCAACTGATGTTGCAATTCTATCTATATCTTTTGCATTATCTTCTAAAAATTTATCTAAATCTCCAAATTGTTTTTTTAGTTCTTCAAAAAATCCAGCTTCTAATAAAACCTTTTTAAAGTTAAATACTTTATCTCCTATCATTGATAAAGTACCCTCAAATGTTTGTGCTAATTCATCTGTAGCTTTTCCAAATCTACCATCTTTACCAAAAACTCTTTCAAATGCTTGTACTGTTTCTTCAATAGATACAGTTGCACCAGCTTTAAAGCCAAGCATATTTCTAACACCTTTTTCTCTAAATATATCTGCTGAACCTATACCAGCACTAAATGATCTTTGTATTTGTTCTCCAGCAGTTCTGAAATCTAATCCTGTAACAGATGCAACATTCCCTGTTATTTCTAACATTTTTTGTAAGTCATCAGCATTATCTGTAACTGTTGCAAGAATACCAGCACCAGCTTGTATCTCCTCTAGTGAAAAAGGAACTTTAGATGCAAACTTAGTCATGTTATCAAATGCCTTTGCACCCTCGTTTGTATCTTTAAGTAAAAATTTTAATCTAGTTCTTAAATTCTCTAATTGCTTTCCTGTATTGACTAAATTTCTAACAACTAGACCAGCACCTAAACCTAAAAAAGCATTTCTTAAATTAAATACAGAGTTTTTTAATCTACCTAAAGATTTTTGAACACCATTTAAAGCCTGTTTGGATTTATCTCGTGCTACAATGTCTATATTAAGTTTTTGTGCCATTATTTAAACTTTCTTGCTTCTGCTAATGATTGTTTCGTTTTATACTGTTCTTGTTCTTTTTTCAAGTAAGCTAACCAAAGATTATAATGGCTAACAGGCATATCAAGAACTTGTTGAATTGTTATGTGAAGTCTATCTGCTATTACTAAAAGCGACCTGACTTCAGGGTCGCTATCTACTTTTTTTCAGCTTCCTCGTATGAGGTATCTAATAATATTTTATTAGCAATTTCAGATATTACATTTGAATCTGCTTTTTTTCTTAATGCAAATTTATCTTCTGGATTAAAGGCTTTAATTAATTCGCCTTTGTCATTCTTTACTTGAAGTTTCATAATTAACAGATCAACAAGAACAGTTAAGTCTTGAAAGTTATTAGACTTCTTAAAAATTATATTTTTTTCTTCAAGTGTTAATGGTTCAGAATAAAAGACACTAGGATTATTATTCTCGTCTTTCCACTCCTCAACTTCAATAGTAATAGTTTTAAGAGTTTCAAAATGAGATTTAACTCTATCAATAACTGACATAAATTAGAATTATACAGTTCCTACAGTTAAAGCACCAGTTCCTTGAAATGTTACAGTTCTAGAAACGATTGCGTCCATTGCGTTGTTAATACTCATACCAGTAATAATACCAGTACCTGTATAACTTGCGTCTCCACTTGCATTACCCTCTGGTAATAAAACAAATGAGATAGATGAACCAGCAGTTAAAGTTTCTTGCTGAGTATCAGTTTCATCAAAGTGCATTTCTATTGTTCCTGAGAATGAAGTTCTACCAGCTAAAAATGATTTAGTAGCATCAGTTAAAGCTGTATCTTCTACAACATCTCCAGTAGTTTCTAAAGTGAACGAAGTAACTTCGCCCATCTCTGAACCACCAACTGTTACAACTCCTTCTTTTCCGTGATGTGTTGCCATGTCTTTTTATCCTTTTTAATTTTTGGTTTGATTTCTTGTTCTTGCTTATATCCTAGTCTTAGATAATGTTCAAGATTTGTTTCATT